TTATAGATGGGTAAGACAACTATGGAAGTACCATGCAAAGGGTGCAAGTTTAGAGAAGTAGCTTGCCATGGCAAATGCGAAAGCTATTTAGCCTATAGAAAAAGACTAGATGAGCAAAACAAAGAGAGATACAAAGAAATTGATACATATAGTTATGTAGGGGATAACGTGAGAGCAATTAGACATAAAATGCGTAAAGCTAAATATGGATGTAGCGTAAATGATTAGAGGTTAGGAGATGCACATATGGGGATTATTTGATGATGGCAATGGGTGTTATCGTCAAGCAATAGATGAATATAACATGAATATGGGGGGGGCGGCACACAATAACATCAATAGGAATTGGTGATGCGTGTATCAATCAAGATTTAGCAATCAACACGTTACACAACCCCAAAGCACTATGGGAAACACTAGATGGACTAGATAGACCTGATGTTATTCTAGCTAGTCCACCATGTGAAAGCTGGAGCGTGGCAAGTGCGATGAAAGGTGGTAATGCGTGTTGGAAACAAGAAAAGGATATGACAATAAACCTATTTGGTGAGTACGAGCAAGGAAGTAAATTCACAATCAGAAATCACATTGATTATGAAAATTACCAATTCAAGTACGATAAGTCATTTCTAACACGTATCAATGGTGAAATGTGTATCTACAACACACTAAAAATCATTGAGCGTTATAAACCTAAAGTGTTTGTAATTGAAAACCCAGCATATGGGCGGATATGGGAATACATAGCAAATGTAATAGGGTTCAATATCCCATATGAAAATCTGACATACTATAACAATTACGGATACCCAGTGCAGAAGTGCACAAAGTTTGGAAGTAATATAAATTTAAAGTTATGTAATAAAAGGATAAAAGGAAAGATTGAACTAAAGCATTATAACAATGGAGGCAATAGATATAACACCAGGTCAAATATTCCGATAGATTTAGTTAAAAGCATATTGAAAGAATGTGAAGCATATATAAGCAGCTAGGAGGATAAGAAATGCAAAGAAAGTGTCATAGGTGTGATAGATTATATACACCAACAGACCATAACACATGGTGCCCAGATTGTATGGATGGAAAACCAATAGTGCCACGTAAGACGGCAAAGCAAGTAGCAAAAGAAAATAGAGAACGAATGGAGCAAGCATATAAGTACGCAAGATATTGTGTGCAATGCGGAAAACGATTTTACACAAATAAAGCCAATAAGATGATATGTGGTGAATGGGAATGTGAAGAAAAGCAGCAAAAACAATTATTACAAGCAAGGCGAACAAAAGAACGTGCATTAAGGGGGATGTAAAATGATTAGAATTCTAAACATACAATTTGGTGAGTATACCAAAGTAACATATATGAAACATAATGGCCGATGTGATGAAACATATCAGTTAAAAACGAAAGACCTATATAGGCCAGAAATGATAAGACAATATGAAAAGATGAAAGAACTATTCTTGCAATGGTTTCCAACATTCAAGTTTTCAGCAAACTTATATTATTTGATAGGTATGGGCGTTAAATATAACAAACATGATGATGCAATGATTGATAAAGTTAAAGTAACAGGTGCTTTAGAAAATAAAGCAGGTAGTTTGTGTAAGGTAGTAAGTGAATGGATACCAGTGGGAACAAGTGAAAACAAAATAATCATGGAGTTTCTAAAAGAGGTAGTTATGTTTGTTAAAGGTGAAAGAGCACAAGGGAAACTGTTTGAAAATACAGAAATAGAAGAGGCAATAGATGCAATTGATGCGGATGATAGCCATGTATTCCATGTTAATGATCTACAAGCTAAAGGAGTAACACAATAATGAATGGGAGATTGATATATGTAGCGCATCCATTTGGTAGCACAAATGGAATAAATTGTGATGATGTCATAAATAGTAATCAGATGGCAATAGATAAAATTATGAAAGAGTTAGTGTTAAAAGATAGAAATAATGTATATCTATCTCCATTACATAATTTTTCTATGTTATATTTTGAAAAAGAGTATGCTAAGGGATTACAAATTTGTTTGGATATGTTAGAAAAGTGTTCAGTATTAATATTATGTGGAGATTGGCAACACTCAAAAGGATGCATTGGAGAATGGGCTTATGCTAATGCAAGAAATATAAAAATATATTCTCTTGAGGAATGGGAAGAATATCTTGATAAGCAAGGGGATATTAGTCGATGACAGGAAGGGAATATTTAATTCAAATCAGAGATACCGATTTGAACATTAGATGTAAGGAGAGGGAAATATTTAGATTGCGACAGGATATAATGAGCCTACAAGCAATTGACTATAGCAAGGAAAGAATTAGTGGCGGTCAACCAATAACCATCGCAGATAAAGTTGCAAACCTTGATGCGGTTACAGATGAGATTATGAGAGAATGGAGCACATACTTTCAAGAAAGAGAACGTGCAAGGTTTATGATTAATCAGATCCATAGCACGAAACAAAGAACAGTGCTGATTGATAGATATATAAACGGCTGCACATGGGAGAGAGTAGCTGAATTAGTAGGATGTTCAAGACAGAATATTCATAATCTACATAAACGAGCAATTAAAAACTTTGATGTAATTTACAAAAAGGTTGCTATTATTTGACACTCAATATATGAGATACTGTATGTGGGCATAAACGAGTTGAACACTACTTGCCTCCTTCGGAAAACTACATAAAAGGGCTACATCACATCGGATGCATAACACGATATGATGTAGCCCTTTTTATTTAAGGAGGAATAATGAAACACAAAAGAATTACCTCACGAAAAACGATACAAGAAGTGCGCTCACAAATATGTGAAGTGTGTGGAAATAGAACAACAATTGAACCACACCATATAAATACACGTGGTAGTGGTGGTGGAGATATTAGAGAGAATCTAATACAACTATGTACACAATGTCATATCAATACTCATAGCGGACAATATCCGACAAAGGAAGATTGTTTAAAGGTAGTAGCTGAACGTGAGGGAATAACATATGATGAAGCGTATGCAATTAATCGTAGAGCAATGGGATATGATGTATGACTAGAATATGTTGTAACAGGAAAAGATGCTTAAATAATAAATATGGAATCTGTACTGCAGATACAATTGAGTATGAGGGAATATGTCAAAGCTATATCACACAGGGTAGCGCAAGAAAAACGCATTGTGGATTATGCAAAAGAACTCATGGCAAGTTAAAGCGTAATAGTAACGCTATATTAAAGTAGAGGTGATGCAATGTTAAAAGCATGTAGTTATTGCGGACGAATACACGAAGGAGAATGTCCAAACAAACCAAAGCGAAACTACCAACAGGAACATAGCAACGCATCAGCAAGTAGAATAAAGGAACGTAAGTTCAGAAGTAGTAGTGAGTGGCAAGACTGTAGAGCAGAAGTATTAGAACGTGATAAGCATCTATGTAGATTGTGTTTACACGAAGATAACTATATTAGTGTAGGCGAACGATTGGATGTGCATCACATTGAACCATTGCATAGTGCATGGAGAAAGAGGATTAAGCATAGCAACCTTATAACATTATGCAAGGCACATCATTATAAAGCAGACCATGGAGAATACAAGGCGGAGTATCTCAAGAAAATAATTAGTACCCCCCCTACCATCAAGAAGTAATTTTGAAAAAAATCGGCAGACCGTACTGCTCACCACAATTTACACAATTTTCCCTAATGGGACATGCGTGCGTGAATATATATTTATTTATATAGCAAGTATTCTATAAAGTCATAGCACAGAGGAAAGGAGGTAGACATATGAGAAAAGCAGTATCAGCAAGGACTACAAAGAAACACTTAACAAAAGCGGAAAAAGAAAAACGTATGGCCGTTGAAAATGCATTTACAGATGATGCGGTGATTGAGCCTCCAAGCTATTTAACTAAGACACAGTTAGAGGCTTTCAACTTTATTGTTGATGCATTAAGGCAAGCCAAAGTATTAAGCCGTTTGGATACACAAACAATTATTCAAGCGTGCGTAGCAGTGGATATGCTGAACACATCAAATAAAAAAGTAGCAAGGAAACCAAGCCTTGCTATTGATAGAGAATTTGTAGGAACACAAGAAAAGTTGGTGCGTACATATTTGAAATTGTGCGATGAATTATGCCTATCACCTCAATCACGTGCGAAACTAGGTGTATTAGTTGCTAATCAAAAGGAAGAAGAAACAGATCCTTTACTAAATGTGCTGCAAGGAGGTGGGATGACTGGATAAGAAACATCCTGCTTACAAGTACGCAATGGCGGTAGCAGAAGGTAAGATAAACGCTCCAAAGTTTGTAAAATTACAAGTGAAAGAGTTCCTATCAATCGCAAATAACAAGGATAGTCGATACAAAATAGATGAAAACAAGGTGCGAACCATTGGCGAATTGCTGAAATTATTGATTATGCCTAAAGGATTAAAGGCAAATGCAACAGTGTATGATGCCATGGCTGGCTTTCAGTGGCTATTTATTATTGCGATTATGTGTACAGTTGAGCGTGATAATCCAGATAAAAGACGATATGAAAATGCAATATTGGAAATTTGTAGAAAGAACGGCAAAACATTTTTGATTGCGGTTCTTTTTATTTTGCTTTTCTTTATTGAACCTAAGTTTTCTAAATTCTATTCAGTCGCTCCAGATGGTTCATTATCACGTGAAATCAAAACGGCTATTGAAGAAATATTGCGTAGTAGTCCTGCTATGCTTGGCAAGATGAACGGCAAGGAAAAGTTCAAAATGTTGCGTGATTATATCCATTGCAACATTACAGAGAACAGATACATACCTCTTAACTACTCAACAGGGCGGTTAGATGGTAAGTTGCCTAGTGTATTTCTAGTAGATGAAACAGGTGCATTGCCTAATACATACGCTATTGAGGCCATGAGGTCAGGGCAGTTGACGATACTCAATAAGCTAGGGTTCATCATTTCAACTAAATATCCTACGCTAAACAATCCATTTGAAGATGAAGTGGACTATGCAAAGCGTGTATTGAATGGTGCAGTAGATGATGATAAGGTGTTCGCCTTATTATATGAGCCAGATGATACAAAAGGGTGGGCAACGAATGATGAAGTGCTAGAACAAAGCAATCCATTAGCCATTGAAGTAACAGAAATCATGGAAGATTTGAAAGCTAAACGGCAAGTGGCTATTGAGATTGAAAGCAAGCGTGAAAACTTTATTACGAAACATTGCAATATCATATATAGCGGTGCTGGCAGTGAAAGTTTTGTAAACGTTGCTGATTTACAAAAAGGAGCAGTAGATCATATCGATTGGAATGGCCGTGAAGTATTCCTAGGAGTTGACTTGGCTATGACAACAGATAACTGTGCTGTATCAATGGTGGCCTATGACGAGGATGAAGGGCAAGTATTATTACAATCCGTTGCCTTTATTCCAGAAGATAGGATAGATGAGAAATCTAAACTTGAACGCATTCCGTATCGTGATTTTATCAATGCAGGTAACTGTATACCATGTGGCAATCGTACTGTAGATTATGGAGCAATAGAACGCTACATAATGGAGATTGAAAGCAAGTATGGAGTTACAGTCATGGGTATTGGCTACGATAGATACAATGCACTATCAACTGCACAAAAATTAGAAGATGCTGGATATACCATGGTTGAAATCAAACAACATTCTAGTGTGTTACATCCTGCTACTAAATGGGTAGCAGAATTAGTAGCAGAAGGCAATTTATTGTATGACAAAAGCAATAAATTACTAGAAATTAACTTTGAAAACTCACGATGTGTATACGATACCAATATGAACCGCTATGTGAATAAGAAAAAATCACGAGGCAAGGTGGATATGGTAGTAGCTAGCATCAATGCGATGTACCTATTACATCAAAATTACATGTTAAATAGTGCCCTTGATTGGGTAGTACAGATATAGAAAGGGGGTGAAACTTATTGAGTTGGGTTAAAAATCTGTTTGGAACAGAAACACGAGCCGATGAAAATGCATTCATTGATACGGCAGATGAGGTGGATTTAACACTTCCTAGCTATGATGCAACTACAACAGTTACACGGCAACAGGCTTTATCAGTGCCAGCCGTAGCAAGTGCATTGTTTCTTATATCTGGTATTATTGCAGGCATTCCAATTCGCCTATATAGACGAGATGGGAATACCATAACAGAAATCATGGATGATGAACGTACAAAGCTATTGAACATTGAAACAAATTCAATACTAGGTGCGTTTGAAACTAAACAAGCCATGATTAATGATCTAATCCTAGAGGGTTCTTGCTATTGTTACATAGGCAAGAACGGAAATGATGCGGAATCATTACAGTATCTACCTAAAAATAGGGTTAGCGTACTAGATAATGGCAAACTAATTGACAGAGTAGTGTATTACTTAGTCGATGGATACTACTATGATAACTTCAATATCATGCGTGCGGTACGAAACTCTAAAGATGGTGTGCGTGGCCGTGGCTTATTGGACGATAACGCAATGCATATATCCAGTATGTACAATGCATTAGTCTATGAAAATGGAGTAATTAGTAAGGGCGTACGCAAAGGATTCCTAAAATCTGAGGGCCGTTTGACTGTAAAAGCCTTAGAGGCACTCAAAAAAGCATGGCGATACATGACATCTAAGCTAGGTCAGAGTGATGTAATCGTACTGAATAAGGGCATTACATTTGAAAGTGCAGATAGTACCGCTGTAGAAAATCAGCTAAATGAAAGCAAGCAAACAAATGCAGATTTAATTTATAAATTGTTTGGGTTTACAGACAAAACATTTACAGATGAGAAAGCATTTAATATTTTTGTTAAAACTACAATTATGCCAATCGTAAATTGCT